CTTCGTATACCCTGCTTTAATCGCTGCTTCTGTAGCTGTTTGACCCTTTAAATACTCTTTACAAAATAGTTTTTGTTTTGAGTTGAGTGGTTGCCATGTCTTACCCTTGTCATCGATGTATGCTTTACCATCTTCTGTTGGCATTAATGATGTATAAGTTAGTTGTTTCATCTTAGTTCCTCGACTTATCAAATGATATTACAATAATATTATATATTTATCATATTATATACTTTTTCTCATGCCCTCTAGGTATCTTACCACTCATTTGTAATATACTAATAGAAATCTATTACTTTTGCTATTATTAACAATCCTCTAACCAAGAGCCTTGTAGCTTGATTCTATTAGTATATTAGTAATATTAGCCAATGTAGAGAACTTTTTTCAAAAACTTTTTTATTTTACCAGATAACAATACACATAGATTTAATAGACATAAAAAACCCCCGCACGAGGCGAGGGTCGAAGATAGTTTTTAGGGAACTATTTTATAAACCGTTCTCGTCATAATAGTTAGCTTCTTCGGTCACTCCATGAGGATATTGTTTTGCCTCTCGGTCTATCCTAGTAATCGAAGCCATGAACCCATGACCGTCTCCAATCTTCAGTATATGGTAAAGATAATCAACTGACTGTATAACTGTAGTACCTATAACGTCGGCTTCACTGAAACCTGTGCGTTCTTCATTAATAAGTAAAACATAATCAGCGTTCTCAGGATATCCTTCTTCTGGTTTTGGTATAGCGAAATCAACTAAGTCGTCAGCGATTACTCCACCTTCTTCAGATAGTGGTATCATAGAATGCCACTCGTCTTTACGGTACTCATCTAGACGTTCGTTCACCTCGTCTAAATATATTTTAGTAGCTGTATTCATCACGCACCTCCCGCTTTCAAATTTTCTATTCTTAACTTAGCCCATCTTTTCCAATTTCTATCTACAGACTCTCTCTTTATTTCATATTCGAGGTAAGCTAACAACTGTTTCTCGGCATCAGCATCGAGGCAAGTATAATCTTCATAATCGTTCATCACGCACCTCCTACAAATGGCAACATAGTACTAAGTTCTTCTCTTTGTATCACAGTAGCTTCGCCAACGCCCCACTGTTCACCATCGAAGACAACTGAGCCGTCGTCTAATGTCAACTGAGTCGCAGGAAACTCACGGTTGCCTCGCTTAGTTGGTTTAACTCCTACAACAATCTTATCGTCGTAATCCATTCCTAAATATACATGTTTCATATAATTCTCCTTTCTATAGTTTATGGGCTAATTCTTTAACTAACCCTTATATATATTATAACTAACAGCAAAGCCATTTAAAACCAGCGGACGAAACGGGCGATTACGTCTCAAGACGAGCTTCTAAAGGGTCTAAGAAATTACGACGCATTTCACCACCACAAATCGCACACCATTTACAAGTGTGCGAATCGGGTTCTCCTTTAGTAGAGTTAATCACGCCTTCAGGGTAGTAGGTTAGTGTTATATAGTCGTTTTCCATGTACCAGTCGTGCTCTATCGGAGTAGAGTAATCGATAGTTTTTGTACATCCATGTGCTATTTGACTATCGCATTTATATTCAACTGCCATCGTTATTTCCTACAGTTTTTAATATACTGTCGTGTATACAATCAAGTTCATAGTCTCGCTTTTCTATAAGTTTATTAATACGTTTTTCGTATTTTTCATACGTTTTTTCGTAGAGTAGTTTAAGCCTCATTGATTCACTAAGTTCAGGGGTTTTATATTCAACTGCCATCGTTTCCTCCCACAGTTTTACTTTTCATCCACTCACCAGTGATATCCACAGATTCACGTCTGCCTAACTCTGGATGTAGCTCTCGCAACTTTGCGGGTGCTCCGAACATATTCATCTGTCCTGACTCTTGCATAAGGTCGAGCATAACAAAATAAGGTAGATAATCTTCTTGTTTCTTTGTTAAGTTAGTCATAGAGTGCCTCCATTCTTGCAGGTAATACAAATACTGAATTACAATACGAACAACATCTACCCGTGGCATACGGCTCAGCGTTCTCGCCTTGATCCCAATAGACCTTGCCTTCAGGGGTTTTCTTTACATCTAAATCGCCTGTGCAGATGACACACTTTTTATCTTTAGCTTCACTCATAGTTATCTCCCGATACTCTTAGTATCATTAATAGTTATATATTGGTATGCACCTTTATTGTAAGCAGGTGCACTCTGCTTTTTGCGAATCTCCGCTAACTCGTTGGCTGCGGCTTCCCCACATACCAAACAAGTCACATAACCTAAGGACAATCTGCCCTCAGGTATTGGTTCGTGACATAAATTACACTTAGAAGTCGGCATTTTCGAAATACTCATCCATCTTAGCGTATTGACCTTGGAAAGCCTCGATAGTAGTCCTATCTTCTATTTCTCTAGCACCGTCAACAACAGCAATCATTTTCTCACTATAATCCCAGTCGGGGAACATAGAATCACACTGCTCTTGACTTAGCATTTCTGCTACAGGTGTCATAACATCGCCGTCTCGGATAGCTAGAACAACTGCTGGTCTGCCGTCATCATATTTAACACCTAACAAGACTAACTTATCATGATTTTGCTCAATCATAGTCATTTTCTCGTAGGTTTTCTGAAATGTAGGTTTACTCATAAATTTCTCCTTTCTAATAGTTTGTTTAACGTACCTTTATATTATATAAAAGAACAAAACGAATGTACCCTAGTTATCGAAGTCACCATCCTTTTTGAATAAGCCATCTTCGAGTTTACCAGTGCGGTCTTTTATCTCGTCCCATGCCGCGTCCATACACTCCTCTAATGTCATATTACATTGTGCTGCTAATACTATCAAACATACTACGCAGTCCCCAATACCGTCGCGTAATTCATCCATATCGTCGTAAAGTAGAGCTCTAGCAGTTTCGCCTACTTCTTCTAAAAATTTTATCATTTGTTTATCAGGTAATGGTAGAGGACCATTTTCGTTTATCAGTCCGCGTTTTTCTGCCCACTCTTCAACTCTACTAATAGAACCCCAACGTCCTCCAACACCTCGTTTAAATTCTTGAGTAGACGTTGCTCGTCCGTGACTTATATGGTTTTGTTGATACCAGATAGTTTTTTCTGTTGCCATGTTTTTTCTCCTTTGACTTCTTTTATTTGAGCCATATAGTTATGTTTTTCAACTTTTTGTTTTATTTCATCTCCTGTTGGAAACGTATCAAATTCTAATACTATGGTCACTTTGTACGTAGAGCTCATATTCCTGCCCTAAATAAATAAAATAATGCACGTAATCGCCACTCGGATAAATGACGTAAATGCGTTGGCAGTTTACTTCTGTCTATATTACTCATCATCTTCCTCCTTGCGTTTTTCTCGTATTTCATCTTCAAAACAATATTCTATAGCATTATAAAGACTATCCCAATTTACGCCATAATTAGCGTCGTGGTTATCTACAACTCTTTGTAAAACTTCCATACATTGGTCATCGGATAATTCTAAATCTATTCCATAATTTTCGTTTAAAGACTCTAGTTGATATCTAACATCTTGAATATCCCAAATAATTGCAACAGAGTTTTCGCTGTTGAAACCGTTGCCGTAATAAAATTTATTCGCCATTAGTTTACCTCCTGTAAGGGTGCACCCCACTCATCGTGAGGCTCTGCAGGTGCAGGGTCTTCGAAATAATCGTCGCACCATAGTTCAAAAAAGTATTCTACGTCGCTACGTTTGATAGATTGAAAGGGCTCGTAAACTCGGTGATAGTCATATATAACTTCAACTACCCAATCGTACGCTGTAAGTATTTGCTCATCGGTTAGCTGTAGCCATCGCGTTAAACTGTTGATATGCGGTAGAGTTTGCTTTTTTATTTCATTTAGTGTCAGCATTGAACACCTCCTGAGTCGGAATAACTCCAGAAACAACGTTCATCACGTTTCTCTCGTTTTCAGCAATAGCAACCCTGCCCTCTAGTTCTTTTATGCGTTTAGCTAAGAACTCGTTAGCCTCTAACTGCCCTTGCATAAACTCCTGAACACTACGCTGTGTTTGGACAATATTGTCGATAGAATCAACTATCTTCAATAAATTTTCTTCTAGGTTTTTCATACATTTCTCCTTTCTTATTAATAAATAGGTGTGTGGCTATTGCGTGATGGTTCCTAGCACTTATTCGCATTTTATCTCAGACCGACTTCTACACAAATACCCCGAATCTAATCTAGGATTTATATTGTGCAGTCAGGATTTACAGAGCTCATTTCTAGCCACACGTTGAGGGTCTAGTAGTTTAAAGTCACTTCTCGGGATAACCCTCTCGCACCCGATGGCTGACTTGATGCCTAATAAAGATAAACTATAAAAACCTTTATCGGGACTTGTGGAATTGTTCTTGTATAGTTTTAACATAAGTAAATTATATAATACAGCATACGATAATAAACCAGTCTTATAATACACGATTAATGGAGCCCCTTATCGGAACCAACTTCATGATAGCCCTCATGGTGAGGGTCATACCAAGATAAAGTAGTTTTAATTAATCCTGCTGTTCCTGGTTTGTATCTATGCCACCAATCAATATATTTTCTAGATATATCTGATAATAGTTCATTACGCGGTCTTGTATCATGTGAAAACTTTTCTTCGAACTCTGCTAAATTAGGACGTCTGTTTTCTTCGATAGCTTCATCAATAAACTCTATCATCTCAACATCTTTATCTGTCAAAGTATTGAAAAAGTCTACCATCCTCGCAGTATCTGCCATTTGTTTTTTAATTGTCATTAATAGTACCCCGCTTCTTCCATTCCTGGTTCATCAAAAAATACACTAATATGAAAATCAGGACACTGCTCTCGTAATGCTTCGATAACTCCTGTCGGTGGACCCCATGCAGTATCAAATGTATACACTACATAATCATCTTCTTGCTCTACTAGTTCACAGCTGTAACTGTTCCATTTAGTACCCCAATTATTGACACGCCAATCGTACCAATTATCAGAACCGTGTTCTTTTTTGTATCTAGCTTTTATAATATCGTTCATTTCTTCTGCTTCACCCCAACCCACGTTTTCTAATTCTGGCGGCATAGGTAGTATTGCATTAAAATCGAAATCAGTTTCATTTTCTTCGCTTTTTAAAGTATCGACTAATACTTTTAAATTCTGACCATCAGCATCTCCGACGCTGATGGTTACTTTGTTAAAACAATGGTTTGGCATAATTAACTCCTCATCTCAAAAAATTGCATATAAGGTTCTTCTACATGACCTTCTGGTAAAAACTCAACGTTTTCAAATACTTCGGCACTACTTAAAGTAGTTCCTACGCTTTCACCTTCGTCATCGTGTGCAAGTATAAGTCCCTTTCC